TGTCCTCACTTTTAAAATGTCGCCACTGAGCTTATTCATCACTGAGCCTGTCATCTTGAGCGCCAGACGCATAATCTCTTTCTGGACGCCACTCTCAATGTTCGGTATGGAATCCCTGAACTTCTTTCCAAGGTCTTCGCCTTTTGTAATCTTTGCAGTGATCATACTGGTACGACGTTCCTGTACTGCTTAAGGATTGTCTTGACATGGTCAGGCATATCCTTCACATTGTAGGACGTCGTTTCTCCGGCCAGCGCTTTGCTGGTCAGACCAACTCGATCCTTTTCTTTGTACCGTATAGATACGAGCTCTACGCATGCCTGTCGGATATCGTAAGGGATGGTTGCATATCCCGCGACATACTCAGCCATGCAAGTACGCCGTCCCCATCCGAACGTGTAGCCGAAAAGCAAAAGCCTGTTATCGTATAGCATGTAGCCCCGGTCATTGATTGTGGGTGCAACAGGTATTGACTGCCCTTCGATCGTCAGGCTTGATACTGATATGACTGGGTAAAAATTAAACACATGCTCCTGTCCACCGCTCCCGCTGAAAATGTCTATTTGAGGTGTTACCTTAAAAGTCCGGTTGAGCCAGCTTTCAACGAAGGCACTTTCGGACACAACAAGCGACTGCAGAAGAGCGTCGTCTGTCGCGGTCGATACCCCTAAGTAGACTTTTACGTCGTCAACGGTAGCAAGAGTGTTCATCTTATTCTGCTGCGCTTACGTTGTCCGAAAAGACCTGCTCATGTGACTGGGGATCTTCCTCTTTGGCCTGCTCTGGTTCTTCTGCCGTGACTTGCTCTGCGGCAACCGGGTTAGGCGCCTGAACATCTTCAACGTCTGCGGGTAAGGTGTTTTTCCCTACAGTGATAAATCCGAATGAATAGAGAGTGTCTTCAAACTCGACAGGCACCTCGATAATCCCTTTCTTGTTTACCTCATAATTCTGGCCGCCGACAAAAGCGCTTACCGCTCCATCAGTGCTCTTCATCTTAATGTTTGCCATGCTCTGTAAAAGGTTATGCCCTGCCGGTTAAAGCAGGGCGTTTGCCTGAAAGATTATTCCTTATCCGTTTGCGATGTTACTGATCACACCCATAGAGAACGGTGCGTAGTGCTGAAGAACTCCGTCACAATACACGCCATGCTGATGCTTGCGTGAGGTAATAGGCCAGTCGATCTGGTAGTAATCCTGACGCAGCAATACCTGGACAATGTTTCCTACTTCGTTCAGGGAGTAAGGCAGTGATTCTGTGAAGAACATCACTGTGCCTGCGGGGATGTTAGGATGCGTCCTGATCTGTACATCATCTCCTGTGATGGAGTTGAGGATAGACGAGACTTTCCAGCCAGAAGAAAGGTTTGCGTTGCCGCCTGCCTCGACCTGACGCAGAAGAGGAGCACCAGCGTTTGCGATTACTTTCTTGCTAATGTTTTTGCTCTCTTGGCTCGATACGTAGATGATGGTTGGACTGAGTCTGTAGACGTCGTAGAAATACTGGAACGCGATATCAAACTCGAGAATGCCGCCAGCGCCGTTTGATGTCAGCGTTGAACCCGTTCCCGCTGTTCCGGTTGCCAGTGAAGTAACGTATGCGCCTGATCCGGATTTGACGGCCTGATAAAGCAATCCGTCATAATCAAGTGACGATGTGCTGTTGTCGGAAGCCGCAAGAGTCGAGGCGAGCTGTGCGCCTGCGTCGCTGTTTGCTGTGAACACTGCACTGTTGATTGTGGTGATCTGGTTGAGCTTTTCATTGCCTGCGCCGACGCCGATAAACCATGCATAACCAACCGCGCCAGATACGGCGGCTACGGTTGCGCTGATCTTAAGGTTTGGCGAAGATGTGGCCTGAGAAGCGACAGCGGACTGCTGTGCTGATCCACCTCCGAAAGTATCGGTTGTGCCGTCAATGTTGGTTCTTGTGATCTGTCCAGGAACCAATTCGGTTGCTGCGCTGAATACCTGTCCTGATCCGCCATTGTTTGGCCCGATAGCATCGAGATAAGCCTGCAGGCCGAGAGCGACACAGATGACGCGGTAGGTCGATGCGTCGGTAAGTGCGCCACCGGAAGCAACTGCGAGGGACGGTGTTGGAGTTGTGCCGAGTGCGATAGATGTGTTGCCACCAAGCAGCAGACGTTCTTCCTGGATCATTGTGCTGTTCAGCGTCGAAGATACTGCGAGGGCGCGAATGTCTTCATAATTCCTTGCAGCGTTCTCCGCTTCAAATGTGGTGTAGTTCTCCAGTCCGATAGATTTGAACGCGGCGAGATAAGGGACGAGCGTGTGATTGATAGCTCCGCCACGCTTGCCTTCTGCAACGCCGGCTCTTACGTTTCCGGAGTTGATGTTGGTGACTGAGCGCCAGTTTGCCTGTACACCAAACCCGCCGGATATACGAGGGATCATGTTGCGCAAAGGAGTCAGTACCGGGACCATCTTCTTGGATGGAGCTTCAAGATTGTAAGCCTGAAATCCGGATGTTGCGGTTGCAGTCTGGGTGAAATATTTGGCAAGTGCCTCATCACCGTTTGCTTGTGCGACCTTAAGGAGTTCGAGTGTTTCTTTTGTTGCGCTCATAGTTGGTAGTAGTTTGGGTTAACGTCAAATGGTTTTTAGTGTCGAGATAGTCCGCCGCTCATGTGACTGAGTTTTATCAGCGTCGCGGCTTCGTTGATGTTCCCTTTCGCGTCTTTGACAAAAACTTCATCACTGAGGTCGCTGTCATCCGCTGCACCATCTGCCGATTTGGTGACAGTGATGCCTTTTTCGTTAAGGGATACTTTTACCGGTACCGGCTCTGCTTTGATCTTTTCGAGCTCCAGCGTTGTCTCGTGCAGGGTTTTCTTGAGGTCTGTGTGTGCTGTGTCGAGGTCTTGGAACTGCTTTTTCAGGTCGTCGTTTTCGCTCTGCACTTTCTGCAGGTCGTCACTGCCTTCAGATTTCTCTGTGTCCGGGGAGCATGAAGCCCCCAAGCTCACTGCGTGGTCATGGATGGCCTGCGCTGTGGTTTTATTCTTTGCGCTGATCTCCGCGCCTGCTTTGCGGATGTCGTCAGTAGTCGCCGCATAGGAAAACATATCAGAGGCGGCTGCAGGATCATCGTCAGGTTCTTGAATCTCGGAGGCGATGAATACCTTGAGTCCGTCGATGACAGACTTCAGCGCCGCGACCTGGTCAGGATAATCTTCTGCTTCTTGCGATTCTTTGAGGAAGAGGTAGTAGATATCATCAAGAGCTGATGCCGCTCTGCGGGTGTCTGATATACTTTCTCCTGCATATTTCTTGAGATCATGATCTTCGGCGTCTTCGATCTTTACGATGGTGATCATCGCTTCAGGGTTGGCAGGCCGATCGACCAGAGATACTTCAACAAGCTTCAAACCGGTAACTGTGGTCTTTTTCAATTCATCTCTTCCGGTTACTTTCCCGCCGATGCTGAACCCTTTGTATACGCCAGCATTAACTTTCTTCACTGCTTCGGAGTCGACAATGTGCGCTCCGAAATAGGTACGGCCATCTTCCTGAACTTCTGCCTCAATAGCGGTTCCGGCTGCTTTAGCCTGGTGCATTTCTCGGACAGCTCCGAATTTCATGTAATCAGGAATGGCGGCTTTCATGGCTTCCGCCGTTACGGTCTCGCCGTCCGAATCGACAGCGCTGGACGATGCGTAACCCCATACTTTGACGGTGCCGTCATCCTGCTGTTCCGTCTTGCTGATATCTCCGTAGAGTTTCATAGGTGCTTGTCTGAGTTTGAATGGTCTTCGATTTATTCAAAGGCTATTCAAATATTCAGTGCAGAGCCACGGGGAAAATTTTGCAGGGTAATATTTTTTTCTACAGGGTGGTTATGGGTAACAAAAAAGCCCTCGATGAAGAGGGCTTAAGAGGCGACAGGATTCGAACCTGCATGCTACGCTTTCTGTCTCGTGGTAGCTTATCTTGATACGAGATCGCGTCTTCATTTCCGCCACACCTCATCGCTGTTTAATTCGTCTCTCCAGCTCTTTCCACGCTTCTAAGACATCATCTACGAGATCTTCTTTTCTGAACAATTGATACCAATCGGTAAAGCCGCCTAAATCCAGGGCTCGTTGCATACTCAATGTATCAGCGTTAATTTTATTCTCCGCTATGTCCTTACATTCTTTAGCGAAATGATCAGCAGCGAAATCATCCCATTCTTCTTGCTTAATACTCATCACCACTCCTTGTTTTTGCGTTGCTGTAATTTACTCGCTACGCCATGAGTATACAAGACTGCTCTCCCGTATCTCTGCCAGTCCGTTCCCTGCTGCAGCACTGGCTCGTCGGCGTACTCTTTGCCACTATTCCTCAGCATCTCCAACGCTCGGAGCCATTGAGCATCTGCAGTTAACATGCTGGGGGGATTCAATTGCTCCACTCGGAAACTCTTCACCTATCTCCCTGATCTCGCCATCGTTCATTTCGCACTCTTCACTCACCAAATCATCTCCGGCAGTCATCCATTGCCACTTCACATCGAGGCCTGTATCCTTGGCTTCCAGATATGCGGCCTTGTTGCCTTGGGTATCAGCGAAAGCGGTTTCTGTCCTTGCGATCATCATGGCGCGCTCCTCTGAGAATCCTTGGTTTTCTACCAGCGCATCTCTCAGCTTCTGATTACTCCACCCTTCCGTGATGGCTTCATCAACATCGCTCCTGATCATCTCCCTGGTTGACTCGCTGATGCTCCACTCAGCATTTGGGTTGTCGACCAGCTCGCCATCGATCCATTTCATGCCTACCAGCTCGGCTGCTCGGTCTGCGGCCCACTCCTCTGCGCGCTCATTTGCCAGCTTCACGGCATTTGACGTTTCTTTAAGCGATAACTGCGCAGATCCTGCTGATACTCCCTCTTTCGCGATCTCTTGCAGGTAGTCTTGCAATTCTGATGGCAAATCAGAGAAATCGATATCAAGACCAGCAAGCAGCTTATCGACCCTGTCGTCTGATTCGTCCACCTTCGTCAGTGCGGTAAAAAGTTTCACAGCCTGCTTCGTTATCCCTTGACCTTTCTTCTTGAGGTACCCTGCCAGAAACTTTCCCAGCTTACCTTCCAGCGTCAATATCTCGGGCCGGTCACGGTCAATCGGCGCAATTGTGGATCGGGCTTTTTTTTTTCGAGTTTGGCGACCGGCTCCTTGATCGTTGCATCTGGTGATACCGGCTCTTCTGGCGCTGGCTTCGCTCCGTTGTCCGTTGGCCCTGCGAGCTGCGGCGGAGGTGCAGGCTTGCGCTCTTTAAGCTGCTCGGGTGTTAACGGGTCAAGACCTCTTTCAACTCTCACCTCGTTAACGTCAAGCACTCCGGACTGGATACGAATCTGTTGGGCTTGGGCGTTTTGCAGGTCAATCGCGGCTTCCTGCGCAAGATCAGGATCCTTGGTGTCAATCCATTTAAGCATTAAATCTGTATACCCGAAATCCCGAAAGATTATCTGCCCTATAAGCCCCTGTATCCAATCGAGATACGGCACCATCCCCTCGCTGACGGCTTGGTCTTGTGCTGTCGATGCTGTGGCGCGGTTTTGCTGCTTGATGAAAACGTTTGCAGGCAATCCAAAAGCGTAGGAGGCGATACGGGCAATCCATTCATCAAACTCGTCCTTTAGAATACCTTCTTTTGTGTTGATGACTGCTGTCCCACCTGGTATAAATCTCGCCTTCCTGCGCTCAGCCGTGTTGCCTGAGAGTATCTCATCCCAAAACTTTTGCATCTGCTTGATCTGGTCAGGATTCCAGTCGATAGGCGTGGTGATGATGCTGTCAGGTGTTGATCCGTCGGTGTAGAACTGCATTTTGCTCAGATCGCGCCTGAGTGCGAGGTTTACATAAAACACTGTCTGTTCTACCGGAGAAAACCCGTAGATTTTATGGGTGCGGATATTTCGAGGCTTATAGATCAGTTCGTCTCGCGTAAAATCTCCCGCAGGGATGCCTTTAAGTATCTGCTGGTATGCGGGCTGAGGCGGGAGCGGTGTGCGGCCAGAGCCATCTATCTTGCGCGTAATTGTCGCGCCATCAAGAGGTTCGAGCGAATACAGTTTTCCTCCTTTTGTCTTGCGCGGATAGATCGCTGGCGCATCAAGCACGAGCAAATCTTCAAGAAGCATCCGGAGCCAATCACGCCAAGAGTGCTCTTTGTCTGGAAACTTGAAGAAGTCTTTCACTTCCTTGCATCTGTCATCAGGCTCTTTCCCTGCATCCTCCGGCACGATATCCCATCGCATGGCACATAGTAGATCCTTTCGTGTCTCGATCAATAGCCGGATAAGCGTCCAATTTTCCGCAAGCGCGCGCAGCTGGTCAAAGGTAATCGGCTCGTAAGACCTGGGGCGGATGCTGATATTATATCCGACAGGGTAGTCGAATTGTCGACCGGCAACATTTTCCGGCGCGGAAACCGGTATCGGCTGCTGAGGCCCCATCCAGTCAGAACCACTCGTGATCTGCTGATTTGAGGGGTCGACAAACTTGCCGCCCTGGATGACGGTCTGAAGCATAACTTCACTGATCGGTGTTTTTATTGGCATGATTATGTGGTTTGGTTCTTTCGCATTTCTTCGGCCATCTCTTTGTAGTAGTTGATGATCCCATCAGTCCTCACCCCGAGCGTCATTTTGTTGAACGCTCCGCCTGCGGCATCGATCTGGTCTTTGTATTTTCCGTTCGGGAACAACCTTGCCTCGTCGATGAACGCTTTTGTCCACTCTTTGTGCAGGCACATGACGTTCCCATTTTCTACCTGTGCGGCGAATGGTTCCGCTCTGACGACCTTGCTGCCTGTGACTCTTTCGACCTTGATGACGAACCCGGCAAGATTCACGACAGTGTTCTCGGCTGATTCCTTTCCGCCGCTTCCCGGCTCTTGCTCAATCCATACGTGAACGGTTACTCCGTCGAGTTTCGCGGTCTGCAGAATCTCTTTTTCTCTTCTGCCTGCGCTCCACTGTCCACGGATCACGTCGGCAAGAATGAACTTTCCGTCTGTCAGTTTGTGCATTAATACGCCGGCTGTGAACGCGCCTCCACCCTCAGTGCCTGCCTTATCCCAGTACCTGACAGATTCGATGATAGCGCCTGGTATATGCTCAACGATAGCGATCTTCTCGGCCTTGATCAGGTCGCCTTCTGCCAATACTGGGTTTTGCTGGTAGAGCGCCTCCCATGATGTCGAGATCATGATCGCTTTCCGCTCCAGAAGGAACGGGAGGCTTTTGTGCTCAGGGAAAAGCGGCTCACCTGCTTTGCGGTGACCGTCAGGATCGTCGACTTCTGCGATGGCAGGAAATGATACAACCTTGAAGCCTTGGCCGATATCGATAAGGCGCCCTGCGATGTCGTCAATGTGCCACCTGGTCATGATGAGCAGGAGTGCTGAGTCTTCTGAGAATCGGGTGAATAGATCATCCGTAAACCATGCCCACAGTTTTTCTCGCATGGTTGGGCTGTTGGCCTCCTCCCTGCTCTTTACCGGGTCATCAACGACGCTAAGATCAAGGCTCTCGCCAGTAATCGGGCCGCCGGTGGTAGTGTTTCTGAAAAATCCTTCATGGCCGATATATTCGAGCAGCTCCCTTGTCCGGATGGCGTCTCTTTCTCCTTTGCTCGCTATACGTGTATCAGGGAAAGCTTCTTTATATTTTTCGCTGTCAAAGTGACGCTGAAGGCGAAGGTTTGCCCTTGTGCCTAACCGTTCTGAGTAACTCGAAAAAATGCTTTTGCAGTCTGGCTTCTTGCCTGCAACCCATGAGAGGAAGTCTATTGCCGACAAACTCTTACCGTGCTGAGGTGGCGTTGATATGATAAGCCTTGGCCTTTCGCCGGCAACAAAAGAGCCGTAGAATGCCTGCAGTTCTCTGGCGAGATTTTCCTGAAACCACCCGCGTTTCATGGCTGGGTTCATGGCTTTCCTGTACTCCCAGAAGTCTTCACGCATACCTGCAAGCTCATACTCCGCCATCAGCGCATCTAATTCCGCAGTATGTATTTGCGGGTATCTCATTTCAGGAAGAGGGTGTCAGGGTTTAAGCCGTACTTCTCCTGCGCGTATGCCCTAAGCTCCGCCCTGGTCTTTCCTTTTGTTGGACTATTCTGCGTTTTGACTTCGGCATCGATCAGCACTGAGGATTTATCGACAACTTTGCCAAAAGCCGAATCCATCAGCTCTTTAAACGCTCCCAGATCTCCCGCTCTTGCGTTCTTGATTTGCGCGAGAACGATGAAACTCGTCTGGTCTAACTTCTCAGTGATTCCGGTAAGCGGATTCTGTACATTTTGCTCGACCTCAAGCCAGTAGCGGACGATCGTGGCTCTGTCACGGGATCCTTTCGGCCTTCCTTTTGGGTTGCGACTTGGCTCTCCCTTTTTTGCTGGTTTAAGATTTTGGATGTTAGCCATTGGCCTTTTCCTTTTCTTTGTTCCTTCTTTGTTCTGGCCACACCTCACCATTTCGCTTTACAACGATGGTGAGATCAAGATTTCTCATCCGGTCGACAATCACCTGGCAATACTTTGGATCGAACTCTACAACGTATGCTTTGCGCTTCAGTTGATGCGCGGCTACCATCGTTGTGCCGGAGCCGGCAAAACCATCAGCGATTAAATCACCCTGAGTGCTGCTGTTTTCGATTAAATGCGCGATCAGAAGCACTGGCTTCATTGTTGGATGAACATCGTTCCTGACAGGTTTGTCGTAGTAAAGAACTGATGTCTTGATCTTGTCTGAGAAGATTTCTTCCAACATTTCAAGCATCTCTTCTTTTTTCAGCTTTTTCAGGTCAAGCTTGTCATCGATGACGGTAGTGTTGGTTCTGTCTGCAAGAAATCCTGCGCTGAAATCCATTTCCATCTCGATATCAGGCATTTCCTCAATCTCTAAAACGAAATCATTCATGTTTTTTCTTTTACCTGAACCTTAACTTATTGCCGATTCAATTGCCACGGGTGTTCTTCAGGAGGTCTCTTGCTGCGCAGATCTTGTAGCATTCCTCTCTGACTGCGAATATCGATTTCCGTGTCCGGATCATCTGCTCGATCTTTGTAACGACGTCAATCCTTGAGTACCCGTTGATCCCGAACCCCTTTACCTCAAGGCATCCCGCCCAGTCTGCAGTCCACGGGCCACTTCCTTTCTCGTATTTCCCCGGTCTTGCCTGGCAATTCCCTCTCACCTCTTTTCCGATGATCACCGTTTCGCTGACGGTGTGGAGGAGGATCGTCTCGACATAGGGTGGTTCATCCCATTCGATTCCTGATTCTTTGTTTGTTTTTTCTTTTCCATCCTTCAGCCTGCGCTTGGTATTGGTCATTTAAGGTTTTAGCTGTTAAAGGGTTAAGAGGTCTGCTCTCTCATTGGAAACTTCCCCGCTCTACCTCAGTCCGGCCAGTCTTGTCCTACAAGTTTCGGCTGCGCTACTGTTAAGCCATGCATGATAACGTCTGCTTTTCTGGCATACAGGATCGTCCCTTTTGCGCTTCGGCACGCGCTTCTACCTTCGATCCGTATCATGTCCACGTCAGCCCATTGGGGCATGTTGTACCCTCCTATGTCGTGAGACGTGTAGAGCTTGTATGGGGGAGCTGACCGATTCGTCTTAAATGTTTTTGACGGGTTTTCTCTTCGCTTCTTGAGCCACGAGGATATAAGGCCGCTAACACTTTGCACCTGCGGAAGGTCTTCGTACTTGCTTACGGCATCAAGCACCTCGTCTATCGCACTCTGCTGATACCCTTCCTTCAAAAAAGATCGTATGACGCCGACGCTGACGGAATGCGTTCCGAGTTTTCGATACTCATCATTGTCATCCCGTCCCGTCACGTCATCTCTAATCAACTCAACTCCCGTCCCGTCACGTCTACTCCCCTCGTTGAACTCCGGTTGAACCACTGCTGAACCGCTGTTGAACTCCGGTTGAACCACTGTTAAAGTTTTAGCTGTATTTTCAGCTCTTCTTTCCGCGCTTCTCTTTCCTTTTAAAGAGTTTACGCGCTTTAGCTCATTGTACTCTTCCATCCTTCTTAGTAGCGCTGAGCTCGAAAAGGTGTCGTCTTCGAAGGTCTCAAACAGTCCGTATCCAGTGACGACCGCCTTAAACTTCTCTGCGCTTGACTGGTACCTCTTGGCAAGGATGGGGAGCATAGCCATGGGATACCTGCCTTCGGTCTGCTCTCTGAGCGTCTCGATGAGGATCCAGAAGATTCCGTAACCCTCTGGGCCAAGCTGATCGATGAGGATCATGCACTTGTAATCGTCCTTTGCGTTGCTGTCGTGCTTAAACCAGTATGCTGCGTTTGCCATTTTATACGATGGTTAATTCGGTTCTTGGGTGCTTTGCGTCAACTTGATAAGGCTCGAAATCCGGTATCAGATACTTTGCGCTGTCATCTGGAAGCAGTCCTTCTTTTACAATGCAGTCGCAGAGGTTTTGAATGATGTTTATATAGTCGAAAACCCTGTGCGATTTCCTGTAAATCATGAATTTAATCCTCACAGGAAACCGCTTTTCGAGCATTGCTAACCGCCACTGCATCACAAATTGCGGGTTGTCCTGAATGAGTTTCCTGGTCCTCATTTCGTCTTCATAAGCAAGCTTGGATTTGACCGGAGCAAGGCACTTCTTGCCAGTAGTCTTGGATTTGAAAGCCCTTTGCCGCCTGCCGTTCTTGCTGCTGATAAGCTCGCCGGGGAAGATGAATACGTGTGGCTCCATATCAGTCTCCATCCCCCGCGAACATCGCCATATCATGGGCTACACCTAAGAGCGTTGGTAGGTATTCGTCGTAAACATACCTTCGCTTCATATCCCTATGCTTGTTGAACTCAGAGTGCTTGAGCGATAGTGTGTCCCTGCCTGTTATCTCAACATCAGCAAACTCTCTGGCCACGTCTCGAATAAGCCTATCAAGCGTTAATTGGTTTGCTTTACCCCTATACGCGCCCTCGTACTTTTTGAGAGATTCCAGATATTCTTCTGCCTCCTCAATCGCTTTCAGGATAGCATCGTGATAGCTCCATGCGGTTATCTTGTCGCGGAGAATGCGGTTGTATCGTGATTTTGTGCTCATAATTTCTCCACCGTTACTTTATAGCAGCCCGACGCTTTATTGAAATATTGAGTCATGCGTTTTGCTCCCAATAACTCGATATGTGAAACGAGTTTTTCGCATAAAGAATTATCGTAATCAGCGTTATTATTTACACGGAAATCATCAACTGATAAGTCCGCTTCGTAAAAAGGATGTGAGTCACTCATAAAGCTGCCCTCCTGTTATAACCTCATTAGCCACCGCCAAGCACTCTAAACATGGGCCGGTCTTTTCCCCTCTTAGGTCGTAAACCTCGTCGTAGGTGAAGGTATTTGGCCAAGCGTACTGATAATTGTTTCGGTAGATCATTATCCTGTATCGTCCAGGTGTTTTTGTGAGTTGCACACGTACACGCCTGAGTGATAGCGGAGTGCTTAAGTAACCACCGCTTTTTCTGAGTTGCTCGCGGAAATCATCGATCGTTTTAGTCGTCTGACCGCGCCTTCGTCCGCGTCTGTCTGACGATGGCACTAAGTCTGTAATGCGCTTCCGAGTTCGTAAGTCAGTTGTTCTTGCCGAGACGTTATAAACAGGAGTGTATCGTCGGCCGGTTTCCCACCTCACACACGCCGCGTCGTATCTGCGCTGATCTTCTTCTGTCCAGTGATTCGGTGATACCCTGACGGTTGTCTCTATCATTTCCCGCCCTCCGTTAACTGAGCAAGACGCTTAATGGCATATTCTTTTGATCTTGATTCGATTGCAGAGTTTGCTGATTCCTTAAGCTCTTCGATTAGCTCTTGTACCTGAGCTTCAAGCTCCGTGATTCTTGCTTCTGCTTTTACTAAATGCTCGTACAGAGGATGCTGAGTTATTTGCTCAAGTACCGCTATGCGCTCGTCCTTGGCGGCTGTGTCAAGTAAGTGAGCGTTTGCTAAATCGAGAAGTAAGGTATTCACTAAACTTCCGTACATTTTTGACGCACTAATCATCACCCTCTCAAACTTCCCGTTCATTTCTCTCCTGTTTTTTGATTTTTTCAAAGTGAAATACCCCGTCCCACCGCTTCAGAGTCACAACCCCAAACCCCTGAGCAACTCTGATTTTGTGGGTTTTTGAAAGTGTCAAATCGAGCACCGCAACATTATGCCGGAAGGAATCCAGTTCAAAGCCTCCTTTGTAATGATTGCAGTGTGCGCAGGAAGGCATGAGATTGTCTATGTCGTCCGCGCTACCCGGCCAGTTGCCATCATCCCAGTGGTACCTCGGCGTTTTATGGTCAACCTGCATTTGTGCCGGAGCTATCGCTTTGCCGCAATACGCGCAATGGCCCTCGTATTTGTCGTAGATTAAGGCCCTTTTTGTTTTGCTTATAGCCATTACCTCGCCCCGATCATTCCGACGGCCTCACCGATATGATCTGACTTGTCGCTGTATGGCTGTGCGGTTAAATGTCCCTGTGATTCTGTCATAAGTCAAAAGATTAAAGGATTAAAGGACGGATCGCCTGACAGCTCGCACATAGTAGGCAACCGCCTTATAGTAGGTGAACTGGTAGCCGGGACCCCCTGAGGGCCAGTACTGGGACCACGCGCTGGTAGTGGAATACTCGGAGCAAGACCAATAGAATCCTTCTTTAAATCCGTCAATCTTTTCCTTGTTGTTGAAGAGAAGATTGAGCTCCTCTTTCGTCGGCAAATGCCAGCCATCGCCCAAGGCTTCGCAGGCTGCGATTGCGTCATTCCAGCTGTAGGCGCCGTCAAGATTCTTGGGGTAGACCTCGATCTGCTCTCCATTATCACTCGTCAGTATCAGTCCGTTTAGACCGCAGATGAGCGCTTGGAGCTTTGACAGCTCTTCTTGTGTTTCAGCGGTAATAGTGAAGGTCATTGGGATAAATTTTGGGTCTTCTTTTTTGATAATCATTTCAGATTCTCATGGTTAGTTTTGATTGACTCTTTTCTTAATCTCTCGAGCTCGGCCACGATCTTTGTTGCCTCCTCGCAACTTCCGGCCCACCCTACCGTTTCCGCGCCAAGATCATCAATCCCTAATGGCTGTAGGTAGATGATCCTGTTCGCTTTGCGGTAGTAGTAGCGGTCGGGCTTCATTTGGCTACTTATCCGCTCCGGCTTTCAGCAAAAACAGGCTTGACTGGTTGTCTTTATAGATACCGGCCGTTCCGTTTGCGTACAGCTTTGAAAGCGCATTCACGTAGTCGTTTTCCACTCTTCCTGAATCGATTATGGTTTCAGCTACGCGTACGATTGCTTTTGCGGTATCGATGTCCATTGGAGTTTCTGGCTCAGGGTCTTTAAGGCGCTCGAGTACCTCAAAGAGGTGTTCTCTTAGGTCGCTCATTTTAGTTTTCGGCATTGCAAGGATCCTTGATTTCTTGTTTGATGTAGCAAAGGACTTCTTTCACTTCGGCGATATCGCTGGTATACCCATGCTTCGAGTTGAGCAGCATAAGCAGTGTTCTCGATACGCATTCGAGGTTGCTTGGATCGCAGTTCAGGGCGTCGCCATCCCTGAACTTGATCACATGGTTCTTCGGTATCGGCCCAAACGCTTTTCTGTAGTTATACCGGGATAGATACTCTGAGTTCGCCTCGCTCACTCTGATCTTGAACTGCCGCACGCCTCGCTTGTCAATAATCACCGATATACACCCGTCGTATGTCGTATTGTGTGGTTTCTGGCCCGGCCTGAACATAGTTTTCCTCATCCCATCAGTGACAACTATACTCCCCTTCTTGCCCTTGTTCCACGAGGGATGACCAGCCTTAAACCTTGTTCCGACGCACCTTGCCATAGCCTTTTCCCGCTGCGCAATGACGAAGGCTTCTGACTTCTTGACCTGAAGGTCATAAGCCTTCGTTCTCAACGAGGTCGCTGTCACTCCAAGCATCAGGGCAAGCTCTTGTGTATCTCCATCCGGATACTGACCGCGGAGCTTCTCAATCATCCACGGATGCCAGACAAGCTTGCTCACGCTTCCCCCCTTGCGCTTTTTCGTGCATTTATCAGCTGCATTACGATGGGGTGGTGCATCCCAAGCCCGCCAAGGGTCATGGCGATAATGGCGGCATTGATTGCGGTTTCCATTACGGGGACAGCGGCGATCCTTGCTGCTCTTTCTATCTGTCGCGCCTTCCATCCTTCGCGATACGGTATCGTTGCTATACGGCCAGACGAGGCTGGATCTCCGACCTGGTAGATCGCCAGATCACCTTTACTTCCGCTCTCCCTTGCTTCCCACGCTTCGCTCATGACATCACCTCCCCTATCAGCTTCAGCGTGAGCTCCCTTGTTGCCTGTATGTCGCTCAGGGCCTCATGAGCTTTGATATCAATGCCGTAATGGGCGCATACCGTTGAGAGCTTATAATCTGGGAGGTCAATCTTCCCGGCGTAGTCCATCATCCGGAGGAGTGGCAGAGGGTCAATTGCTCTCCAGTTGAGGTAACTGCCCAGTCCGTATTTGTCCATTTTCTTGAACATGACCTGGAGAAAGTCAAGGTCAAACCTGACGTTGAACCCTGCAGGATACAGCTTGTCGCTCTTGTTGAACTTCGCGCAGTGCTTGTCAAGAAAGCTCTGGATCATCCTGCACGCCCTGACGTGAGGCATGTACCCTTGAATATCCTTTTCCGTGACTCCTGTCACCTCAAGGGCGGATTGTTCGATAACAGCTCCGGAGTGGGGCTGCATCTTGATACTGAGCTGGTCGACAACCTTTCCATTGATCTCGATCAATCCGGCGAACTCGATAATCCCGTGAATCTTTGGATCTGTACCGGTTGTCTCTACGTCAAACCAGAAAACTTTTTTCATACCACCCCCTGCATTTTAAGTTGTTCGGCTGCTGCAGCTTCGCGTTGCTGAGCTTCAAATTCTTTGCGTGCTTTGATCTCGCCCTGGATCGTATCTAAAGCCTTTGTCATGCGCTGCTTTGTCATCCCCTTTGCGATAGCCTTGTCCATGTCATCGCGCTCTGATTGCGTTATGACGTGGCTTCTGTAGACTTTTCGCATCAGCTCTATCTGAGCGGGTGAGGCTGGATCAGATAGCGACTGGGCAGGTGGAGAGGCATCAACTCTTCTTGACGGCTCTGGAGAGCTATTTTCGGTATCATTATCACCGACTGTCGGGATGGCAAAAATTTGGAGAAAGGCGTATTTATGCGCTGCGCTCATCGCCTTGTTTGCCGCTTTATCTCCGCTGTCCATTGCTTGGCCAACAGTTTCCGATATGACAAAACTTCCATCAGTGGTATAAAACTTCCAGCGTATCTGGAGTATGTATTCCGTCATTCTGCCTCCTGACTTTGTATCCCACTCTATGCGAACCTTGTCGATAATCTCCGACGTGGTGAAAATCTTGTGCTTGCCCAAGACAATGTGCAGGGTATTATACACGTCATCTATACCCCGGAAGCTGTACCCTTGCTGTTGGTTTTTTTTGCTTTTGCTGATGCTGTCAGAATCCAGTAAGGCATCTGAAATTCGCTGATAAATTAGCGGTGTAGGTTGATCCATTGTCTCTCCCGTTACCTGATTGTGAAAGTCTTATCCGTCTCGATCAACCATGCCGGCCACCTGCGGTTGCCTTGCGACCATCGAGCGACAATTCCTTCCAGATCGTATTCAGGCTCTGTAATGCTCCACGATGAGCCTGGGAGGGTTTTGCAAAGCTCATCAGCAAATCCTTCCATGCTCTCCAGTCCCTGCAGGTGCGCTGGAATGGTAATCACTACCTTGTGGGTTTTCAGCCCAAGCTTCTTTAGTGCGGCTTGATACTTCTCGGTGAGCTTCTCTGGCTCAATCTTGACAGGCGATTTCGGTTTCGTGAAGTAGTAAGTCCCTTCGTTCGTCTTTACTTTTTCCTTTCCCGTCACGAGGAGCGCTGATTTCATGGTCTGGCGCAACCACTCGATACCGTTCTTGATGCCTGTTTTTCGGGTGTTGTACATCTTCGCTTTGGTGTCGAGGTATGCCACTTGCCCTTTCCAGTAATCCAGCAATCCCTTGCAGTTGTCGAGCTTCCCTTCGATCTTCTGTTCCACCGCAGACATCTGGTCGCCAAACTCTTCCAGACCACCCGACTCAATCAGTTTCTCTTCGATCTGCTGGTAAAGCGATGTAAGGGCTTCGAGAGATTCCCCACCCTTTGCGGCTACTAAGTCTTTGAGCGGATTGTAGTCCTGCTCTACTGTGCTGGCCATCATTTCTTTTTCTTGTTCCATTTGCGTATTATTTATTGTTAGATGTTGGTCTGAAATCCTGACGCTCGTCACGTTGGGATTTCGCTTTTTACCTCAATTCCCGCCCAGCACCGTGATCTTTCCTTTGTGCCGGTCATCGTCAAACATGCTCTCTTGAGCGTCTTCGATAGCCATCGATCTTGAACTCACTCTTTCGCCGGTGTCGATCCTGAAAATGTCGATAGTCTTTCTGTCGTAATCCTTGACCTCCCTGATCTCCACCGCTCTCTCCTCGAATCCTTGCTTGATAACTTTGGCGAGATGGCGCACCTCGAAAGTTTTGTTATCAATCTTCTCCTTGAACTCAGTGTTAGAAGCTTTTTTTTCATCTTCCAGCTTCTTCAAGTCCTGCACAAAACTTGACAAGGCTTCACCTCTATCAATCTTTTCGTCGTCTGTCAAGTGACAGTCCAGCATCATTGTTCTCATATCCGCGTTGTTTTGATTGTTGATTAAACCGTGATCTCTTTCCTGACTACCTGAGCCACCTCCATCACTACGAGCACTCCTGCGACCACTCCGCCGATTATCACTGCTGCGGTTGGAGTTGTTGCGCCACAGAGCAGGCAGAAGATTGCCAGCACGCCCATTGCCCTGATAAATTCGTAGTGCGTCATGCCTGCTCTCCGGTTAAAGGGTTGTTCATGTCGCCGAGCTGGATCACGATGCGCCCGTCAGCCATTTCAGTGCGTGTGAAATCGTCGTCAGTAAGCGGTAACCCTGTTACAGGGTGATACCTCATTATGTCATCTCCTTGCAATATTACAGTCATGATCTATCCTGATTAGTCCATCCGTTATTAATTGCCCATTGTTCTAAATCCTCTACCGGGAAAAGCTCCTCAGGAACTATGAATGTGCTTCGCGCCCATGATTCGAGCGATTCCTTGCTGAAAACATCCTCTGGTTCCATCGCGTCCCCTATCCAGTCAATAGCCTCTTGCAGCCGGTTGTCCCCTGTATAGCGCAGGAAGTCCAGTAATTGCTTGTCCGTTACACCCATTGCGTCACCCTCCTTTAGTCGTTTGATTGATCAGCCGCCTCATGTTGATTGCCGGGAATCAGCCGAGCAAGAAGCGCATCGATATCCTCCAGCTTCCAGGCGACAGTTCTGACCGACAATTGCACCGGCCTCGGATACCTGCCGGACTTCATGCCATTGTACCAGCTCGCTTTGCTGACAGGGATAATCCGCAACACCTCTTGCAGACGCATAAGCCTTGTTGATTCTTCATTCATGGCTGGTCAGTTGAGTATTGTTCCTGATAACCCTTCCCATTCCAGCAAGCGCATCACTCATCGTTAAATCTTCAACCTTGATTGTCTTGGCAATTCTCCTCTTTGTTCTGGCAAACTCTTTCCTGTCTTTCGCCTTTTCCTCTTCGACCTCAGCGGCGATCTTCATGGTCTGCAAGTGACTCCCGCGCAAAAGCCGTTTATGCACCGCTTGATATGTCAGCTTATAACCAGCCTTCAACAGCCTTTCATGCACCACTACCACCGTTCCTTGGCTAAACTTGATTTGCTTTTTAACTTTGCTCATGGTTTATATTCTGTATACGCTATGTCCATTTTCTGTACACCTCAATAATAACCAAAAGTATTTACATACACAACAGAAATGTGTATAACTCAAAAATATTTATGCCATGAAAAAATTGTTATCAGAAAAAGAAATAGGAGCTAACTTATTGTTAGTCATTGAAAAAAAAGGCGATACGCAAGACTCTTTCGGTAAAAGGATAAAAAAAGACGGGAAATCAGTCAGTAACTATGTAAACATTTCTGGTGGCAAGAAGCCGTCAAACTTGGTTAAATCGTTAATCGAACTCGGTATTAACGGGAATTGGTATCTGACTGGTGAAGGGGAAATGTTTTTAATGGACGCGCAAGGAGGTGCGCCAGAGAGTAGGCGCTATGAAGAAGCTGGCAGGTTACTTGAAGCGGCGGTCAATGCGCTGAAGGCGTGATAGAAACGACAAAGCCCCGTGATGAGCGGGGCTTTATGGTGCAGTTGTGAAGCTTACAAATCTATTTTTTTAAGGTCAAGACCGGATATATCGAACTCAAATAACCGTGCGCCTTCTCGATAAAACTCAGCTTCCATCTTTACTATTTTAGCTTTTTTAAGTACAGAAATAAATCCATTGGCATCGGTGATAAATAGCCATCCAGATTGATGGTCTGAAGGTTCCACTCCGTTGAACACCCTTGTTTTCCCTTGATCGAACTTGACCTTTATCGGCTGTCCTGAGTATGATCCGTTAAATTGACCGGTATCCACTGTTAAATACGCTTGTATTTGCTTCCCACGCTTTGCGATCGTAAGATGCCCGTAGTTTTTTGATTTATTGTATGGAAAAGAAAAGTTTACGGGAGAAGAGCTGTTGGTAGTTGCTGATTTAAAACTTTCGTTCTCAATGCCGTACACTTCTGACGAATATTCCCAATTTTCAGGGGGTACCGCCTGCCTGTTTTCGCTTTGGCTTACGGCGCTCTGGTTTGCAGTGCTGTTTTGATTTACCGCCATTGAGATGATCGATATGCACAGAGGTAAAACTATAACGATAAAGATTAGCCATAAAAGCCAGTGGCTCTTTTTCTTCCCTGACAGTTGGTCACTCATATCTTTCTTGTTTACGTTAATAAGCCTTCCATATTATAAAGCAGAGCTGCGCCGCCAGTGCTGGAGCTTTAGTAGGCATCTACTTGTTATACTCTCGATCAAAATCCGACGATTTGGCTGAAATATTTTACCAGGTCGCGCCGGAGTATTTGAGCGGGATCCACGTCCAGCAAAAAAGGAGATATAGCGTTGCTTGTCCTATTTTTCCGAGGTACATTTTGTGGACGCCTATACCACCAAGAAAAAGCGCAAGCCACATGGCTGTTAGCCTTTTGTGCTCCTGCCTGATAAATACATTTTGCGGACGCTCACGAAATTCAGAAGGCGCGCCGCATTTTGGGCACATTGCGGCTTTATCTGAAAACTCATACCCGCACTCCTCGCAGTTGATCAGAGCCATACATCCCCCCCCGTTTAAGTTGACAATACAGCATTATACTTCATTTTCCGCTTTGTTTAATCATATCGAGATAATCAGACCACGCTTGCATCATCCTTGTCCGCTCTTCCAAGTGCTTTGATCGGTTGTATGCGGATCCCAAACGGTCAGGGACGCGGTGGCCGAGCTGGGCTTCGATAGCGTCAGGGCTAAAGTTGAGCGTTTCATGCAGCATGGTTCTTGCGGTTGCCCTGAATCCATGACCACAAACTGTTTCGCCGTCCCACCCCATGGTTCGCATGGCCTGATTCACCGAGTTGCCCGACATCACTCTCGATGCAGCGCGACCAGGAAAGACATACTGGCTTTTGCCGGTAAACTTATGCAAATCTTCAAGTATGGCCACCGCCTGATTTGATAGCGGAACCACATGCACTTGCCCTCTCCTTTTCGCCTTCTCTTTCACGGTGAGCTTTGTATCCTCTGCCGGAAGATTCCATATCCGCGCGCCGAGATCCACGTCGGCCCACTTTGCATTTCTCAGTTCCCCAGGGCGCACAAAAAGCACAGGAGCGAGTTGCAAGGCGCAGCGCACAATAAACGATCCTGCATAAGTGTCGATATCGGCAAGAAGGCGACCGAACTCTTTCGGGTCCAGTAATGCAGGCATATTCCTCTTAACCGGCATTTTAAGCGCTTTCCCGAGGCCTGCAGCCGGGTTATTCGTCACACCAGGTATGTCGCTGATAAGCGCAAAAGCATAAATCTGGCCAATGATCGTCTTTATCCTATGCGCTGTTTCAAAAGCCTGGCGTGACTCAACAATTCGCAAGGCATCGAGCACGTCGCGTGTTGTTATGGCAGATATCAGCTTATGGCCCAAAGAAGGTAGGATATCCCTGCTCAGGCGCGATAATACCGTTCGAGCATGCCCTTCTGTCCATTCGGTAGACGCAACCCTATACCACTGCATTGCGATCTTTTCAAGGGTATTTTCAATGATCTCTTGCTCGATCCTTTCAGTGCGTGCAATTCTCTTTTTATCCTCTTGCGGATCCACCCCGTCGGCAAGCAATCCCCTGGCAGCGTCTCTTTTTTCTCTTGCTCGCGCAAGACTTACTATCGGATAAGAACCAAAAGATATCTTTTTTGATTTCCCGCCATAAGCATACTTGAATCTCCAGAGCTTGGACTCTGGGAGCTGGACGCCTTCTTCTGTGCGTTTTCTCGGAGGGATAAAGAGGAAAAGGCCGCCGCCATCGAATAACGTTCGAGGCTTATCATCTGCCCTGAAAGCCTTTATCTTTGCGTCGGTTAAAGGGACGATCTTCTTGGCCATGAGTACTCTTTTCGGTGTCTTTTGGGTACCTTTTTAAAATCAGGAATCAGCATCCGATCAATAGGCCCCATTAAAGGTACTCAAAATATTTGGAACTGGCTGTACCTTATTAGACCTAATTAGACTACAAAAAGCAAAAGCCCCTGTAAAATAAGGAGCTTTTAGACTTCGTTAGACGTTGCTGGAATGGTACTTAGTGGAGATGGCGGGAGCCGAGGATATCCGTTCCGAAAGGCTCGCGAGCGATATCTAAAAAAATATGTACCCATAAGGGGGCTGATAATAAAAAAGACGCCAAGGGCTGGCTATTCCCCTGGCGTCTTTCGCTGAACTTGCAGATCCTGCTCTGTAGTGTTCAGGCTTATTTTAGGTCATTTCTATAAAACCCACCTTCCAGCAAGTCGGCTACAGAAGGTACTGCTGTTCCGGTCGAATCTCTCACCCACACCTTCACGCCTTTGATAGACTCCCTGAGCTGCACCACCTTTGTTGTCGAGCTACCAAGATAAACTGTCCGGCTTCCGCAAGCGCTAAAGCTTAACGCTATCATGCACCCAGCCATCAACCTGAGCATCCCTAAGAAAGTTCGTGTCATCGTTGTTTGGTTTACTTGCGATTACTTGTTCAGGCTCATTTGCCTGACGCCATGCCTTAACCAACCCCAGGAGAACCCCAGGGGAGGCTAAAGCCTTGCACACACCAAGAATAATGGCAATGGTAACTTTCG